TTCGTCAAGTAGTTAAGAAGAAAGGTATGATGAATATAGACGGTATGAAACTTGACTTGACTACTGCAAGTATGATATCATCTGTATATGACAAAGTTAATCCAACGAACAAGAAAAGAATGGACTCACTCAAATTACCACAACTTGTTAATCTTACAATGAAAGTTGCGGGTAAATCAAGAAAAGAGTCAACTGATTTACAAGAAATGAGACCCAATAAAGACCAAATGCCTACTATCGGTTGGGACGCTGGTAAACAAATGTATAGAGTTACAATGCTTGATAAGAGAACTGGAAAGAAAGTAAAAACTAGTCATATTCCAGTAAGTAAAGATTTTCCCGCACCTAAAGATAAAAGTAAAATCAATGCGAAAGAATTAGGTAAAGCAATTAAAAGTCTTGAAAAGAGAATGGGTGTGAAGATTGGTGTAGACGAGTCAAGAGACTTACCTTTCTCATTAAGTATATTAGAAAGAATGTCAAAAATACAAAATAAAAGTACCGACTTTATAAAAGTACCAAAGTTAAATAGTAAAGAAGTTGGTATGATGAATAAAATTAAAAAAAGATTTCCAAAATTACCAGAACCAGTTGTTTATGAAATCATGAGATTAACTCACAAAGGTAATAAGGTAGACTCTCGAAAATTTGTTGAAATAGGAAACCTATACGATAAAGATTATGTAGGTGGTACTGGTGGTAAATTTATTCAAACACTCAGAAACATGGGTGCAAGATTACCACAAGGTCATATGGGAGAAGCAGTATCTCCCGCACAACAGGCTGCAATCGCAATCTCTAAAAAAGAGAGAGGAGAAAAACCTGAGAAAACTGAGAACCGTGCAAGACGTGATGCAATGAGAGACATGGGTAAACGTAAAGATAAAGAAGATGACGGTTACGGTACTGCAACAGATGACGACAGAAAGGCTGCAGATAAAAATGTTATTATGCAAATAAGAAGAGTTGCAGATTTACCTAAAGGTGGTCAAGTAGAATTACCAAATGGTAAAAAAGTTAAAATGGATAGAAAGTCTGCAATTGCATTAAACAAGAAGTTTGACTCTATTCGTAAACCACAAGATAAACTAAAACTACAAAAGATGATGAACGATAAGAAAATATCTGTCGTTGCATTAAAAAGACTACTCGGAAAATAACATGAAGTTTGATTTAAGAAAAGCAATAGAAGAAGTTGCACTTAAGGAAGAAAAAGACCTTGAAGAAGCACCTATTAATACACAAAGTATTACTGGATTGAAGATGATGGCCGATAGAATGGTCAGAAAATTATCAAAAGAAGGATTGAATAGAAGAGTTCAACTAATGACTCAAGTAGGAAAGATACTTGGTATTAAAGTAAAAATGTTACCGAATGGTAAATTAGAAATAGAATGAAAAAGTCTTTTGCGGACTTACTTGTCACAGAGTCAGAATATCAGGGAAAGAAAGTCAAACTTAATGACCCTATCCGTACATCTGAAAACCCCAACAAAAAATTTAAAGTATACGTAAAGAATGAAAAGGGTAAAGTCGTAGTAGTTAGATTTGGTGACCCTAACATGTCTATCAAAAGAGACGACCCAGAAAGAAGAAAATCCTTTCGTGCAAGACACAATTGTGATAATCCTGGCCCTAAGTGGAAAGCGAGATATTGGTCATGTTATCAATGGAGAGGTTCTGCTAAAGTAGACAATTGAGAAACAAATTACTTAATGTACATTATAGTGGTGGTAATGGTGGTGAGTTCTTTGCTACCATGATGCAAAACCACCCCGATTTTCAGTTCCATGAAGATTGTTCTAATGATAGTAAACTAATTAAATACCGATTTGTAAGAGATATGTATGATAATTTATCTCAGTTTTATCTTGGATATGGAATAGATGAAGGTTGTCTTACTACTTATAGTCCCAAAGAATTCTTTGAAATGTGGGAAACTTCCCCACATAAATGGACAATCAGAGTAGACCATGGCTACGGATATCATCAAGACTTTGAAGATTGGAGAAAGGGTTTATATTTGGATTGGAATGTTTCCAAAACAATAATATTAAACTGTACCGAAGAAAAGGGTGCAACATATTGTCGTAATCTATGTAATATGAAAGTGTTTGGACAAAAAGGAGATGCGGTATGGAGAAACCATAAAGCATTTATGAAGAACAATAATATTACTAGATTTGATAAAGAATTCTATCAACATGAATATGCAATAGATAAGATTGGTGATATGTTGAGAAAACATAAACCAGATTTTGAAAACTTCTGGAATAATCCTTTTAAACATAATCTAGACTTAACTAAACTATACATTGATTTAATACCAGAAGGATATGATTATCTGGAAGTAGACCCAATGAAACTATTACATACAACTGATGATATTGAAAGAGAAGAACAATTAATAAAAATATTTGATTATCTAGAATTTAGTTATGAAACCTTAGATGAATGTGTATTATTGTGTGAAAAATACATGAAAGATAATAAAAGAGTATACGAAACTCTTGGATAGAGATACCAATTTGTATAAATAAAAGTATAATTATTCATATGGGAACTAATGGTCAGAGAAAGTCAAACAACCCGACTGGATAGAATTGAAGATAAAATCGATAAACTATCCGATGCAATAGTCTCACTCGCAAGAGTAGAAGAGAAGATTGCAAGTATGGAAACACAACTAACTAACGGTCATGACCGTATGAATAAACATGGAATTAAATTAGATGCGATTGAGTTTCAAGTACAAACAAACGCACAAACAGTTTCAGTGATACATAAAGTATTCTGGATTGTGATTGTTGCTTGTGCCACTGTATCCGCATCTGTCATCGCAAATATGTTCTGGGGATAAACATGACAGAAGTAAATAAAAGTATAATCGAAGCATACAGAAGTATGTACGAACCAAAAGAAGAAGTTCTTGACGAAACAAACAAGAACGATAAGTCAGATGACGGTGACGGGTTAGACGCAGTTCAACCTAAAGCTGTTAAGAAGAAGTTTGATGACCGTAAAGATAAAGATATCGATAATGACGGTGATGTAGACTCTTCTGATAAATATCTTCACAAAAGAAGAAAAGCAGTATCTAAAGCAATATCTAAAGAAAGTCAAAATGGTTTTAGACTGGCTGCAAAGAAAGCAAAAGACAATGGTGATGACAAATTTGTATTTGCTGGTAAAGAATATGAAACACAATCAGTATACAAAGAGTCATTTACCAGAGATGACATTCGTGCGATGTGTCACTCTAAAGACCACGATTGTGCAACTTATGTAAACCACCCAGAGTTTGGTTTAGGTAAACCAGTATATGAGTCTCACGCAATACCAGATGACAACGGATATGTTGAATGGTATGATGTTGAGTTTGCACACGGTATTGAAAGAGAAGTACCCGCAAAGGATATGGAAATTATTGACGAAGCAAGTCATACCAGTGGTGACAAGAAAAAGAAAAAAGAACTTGAAGATGATGTCACAGTTAATGTTGACAATGATGAAGAAGATGATGCACCACAAATGGACTCAGACGAAAAACCAATGAAGAAAAAGAAACCACCAATGCCTCCTAAGAAAGACAATGGTGAGAAAGAAGATGATGTCGAAGAACCAGAAGATGACGGTAAAGATGTCAAAATCATTTCCAAAGATAAGAAAAAGAAAAATGGAAACGGTAATGGTGACGGTAAGACTGCAGAAATTTCTAAGATTGGAGAACAAGTTTCACAATTCACTTCTTTATTAAATGAATTATCAGGTGCTGATGCAGTTGGTAAAAAGAAAAAAGAAAAAGACGGTTCTGAACCAGAGTCTTACGAAGATATTAGTAAGGAAAGGGGTACTGGAGAAACCGACTTTATTGATGCACACGGTAAAAAAGATACTGTTGTAGACGGTGAGAAAGACGCAGAGACTACTACAGATAGTCAAAAGAGTAATAAACAAGGTAAACACGTTAAACAACAAACTGCGAAAGGAGACAAGAATGTTATCAAGTCTACTGAAGCACCAGTCAAAGACAAAGAAGTCAAAGACGGTGAAGGTAAAAAATCTGTCACCAAAGAAAGTACTGAACAAACAGAATGTATGGACGAAAAAGATTTCAAACCACACATGATGTATGACCCTAAAACGGGTAAAGGTACAATGGCAAAAACTTATGCAGACCACGTGAAAATGGACAAAATGGGATATACTCATGATGCACCTAAAGAAACCAAAGAGTCTACTCTTATGGATATGGCACTTAAAGCATTAAAAGGTACAACTGTACCAGAAATGAAAAATATCATCGCAAGTAAAGAAACTCCAAAAAATCCTTTTGATGCAAGAACTAGAGATGCAAAATCATTTTTAGAAAGAATGGCAAAAAGAAAGAATGGAGATAAAGGTACAAGTCAACAATATAAAGACAATGACCCAAAAGACTTACCAATGATTAAAGGAGAAAAAGACAATGGCAAATAAACCAGTTGCACCCGCATGGTGCGAAAACGCAGTACCTACTGCAAACGGTTGGGAAGACCCAGACACGGGTGAATTATACGTAAGTGCTGGATTTACTACAGAAGAAATAGATTTATTTCACGGTAAGTCAACTAGAAAAGGCGCCCAAGTATTAACCGAAGCTCCAGTAGGAAATAAGTCTATAGACAATATGACTAAACTAGAACTCGAAGCACTTGCAAGAACGAAAGGTGTTGAGTTAGATAGAAGAAAGTCTAAAGGTAAACTCTTAGAGAAAGTAAAAGACCTTTTTAGTTAGAATTGATATACATAATAGTATATCATGAAACTGACGAAAGATAATTTATTACTCTATGCGGCTCAGAACTATTACAATCCAAAGTGTATTGATAGTGAAGAGTTTCTCGAAGACTTAAAAAGATTTAAATATATCAAACGATTACTCAATCGTCATCGTGATAGTGGTCAGTTATCTGAAAGACTTATCCTTAATCATCTTATTGTAATCTTCAATGTCTTTGACATTGAGGCTGGTCTTAATATCCTAGAACTTAAACTCGAATTAGATTACTGGAATGTAATTAAACCCTTTCTTTTATTCCTTAATGTTATTAAAAATGACGAATACACCAATATCAAAATGGATAAAAAGGTCGTTGAGAAGTTAAGAGAAATCAAAAATATATAAATACAAACATGGGAATTTTAAAATCAGCTGCGGACTTTGTATATACAATTCGTTTTCTAAAACTACTTACTACACCCTTTGAGAAAATGGGTGCGTTTGAGATTGGTTTGATTGATAAAGACGGTAATGTAGATAAGAAGAAGAAAGAAGAACTTAAACTTTCTATGGACGGTAGAGTTGAGTTATCAACACACTGGACTTCTTTTATTAGATTAGTTGTAAACCTAAAGAAACTAATGGCAAAGGCGCCTGGTGGTAAATCAGTGGTTGCAAGATATGGTGCGGCTTTATTTCTTATCAAAGAAAGTGGTAATCTGAATGATAAACAAATACAAAAAATACACGATGAAACTGGTATTAATATTTTAGATGTTCTTGCAGAAGATACGCAGTGGTTTATGTTAGAAAATAAACAACTATCGCCTGGGGTCTATAGAATGAAACATGATAGTATGTCATCTATTTATGAAGACACAAATAAAGATGACCAGATAAGAATTCTTGAAGAAGAGTCAAAACCCGTAGGAGAAGTCTTAGGACTTGATGTATATTCTGCAATTCATTTACCCACAAATAAAAGAATGTATGTGACTACGGGAGATATCACCAAGTGAGACTCAAAACCTACATAGACACTCAGGAACTTACCGAAGGAACTTTCTTGTTTGAACAACAAGTGCATCGTGAATTACAAGAATGTACTTACGAAGATTGGTGCGATATTCTTGATAACATTGTACTTATTGAAAAGAAAGAACCGTCTTGGGTTGGTAAAGGTGACAAGTACATACAACAATATATAAAAGACAGACCACAGTCTGATACCGCAAAAGATATGAAAAAGTATCTTGCGACTAAAGATAAAGATACAAAGAAAGACTCGGAAGATAGTGTTGATACTAAAACAAGTTCTGGTGACCCAGACCAACCAAGTAAAAATAGATACAACGAACCTTTAAGTAAACACCCAACATTAAAAAAAGCATTAACAAGTGAAGTCAATAATTTAGTAAAAGACATAGGTGTTGAACGAGACAATCTAGTAAACGCAATCAAAGAAAAAAGTGTCTTTAAAGCAGTTAAGGCAGTTGGCATGGGTGCGGGTAAAGTTGCACTAGACGGAATGAAAACAGTAGATAGTGCAGTAAACTTTGCAGCTGATAAAGTTGCAGCCACTAATGCAGTACAAGGATTACAGAAAGGACTTATAAAGGTAGATGAATTCATGGATAAGTATCCTAAACTAAAAACTGCAAGTGGTGTTGCAATTGCGGGTTTCTTAACTTATCAGTGGTTGCAAATGTCATTCTCAGGTAATCTAGATAGTGATTATGATTTGTCAAATATACCAGAAGCGATTGCGGGTAATATTGGATTTACTGATATACTTGCAACTCCAGCAGGTGTAAAAGGTATGGGACTACTTGCAGCTGGTATTGCAACTGGTGGTATGACTGCATTATGGGCGGGTGGTCGTAAAGGATTAATGATGGCAGCCGCATATACGGGTGCAAAAAAACTAGGGGATAAAAAAACTGAAAACAAATTATTCACAAAAATGAGACAATTTATTAAAGGTGATGCGGGTGAATTAGACGACAAAGACCGAGAACCAGATGACCCAGAAGTGAAATAATATATGATAGTTATTCGTGATTTTTTAGATAATGTAGATGAACTTTTAGATTTTGCAGAAATAACACCATACTATGATTATACTTATTTTACTGGTGTAGTATTTAAAGGTCTAAGAACTCCTAATCTAGTTAAACTTCTTCCCGAGATAGTAAATAAAATAAATATCGATACTGGTAGTAAACCAGAACAACTCTATCTTCACAAACACGAAGATTTAAAAGATTTTAAACCCATACCACATGTAGATAAAAGTACTAAGAGTGGTGTAATACACCTAAAGGGTAGTCAAGGGTGTGGGACAATTGTAGAAGATAAATTACAAGAATATGAATTTAACAAGTTAATTATGTATGATGCAAACCTATTACATCAACCAGAAGGTTTTCCAGAAGATAGGTTAGTCATGACATTTTTTTGTAAATAATAATTTGTATATATAAAAAAGACTCGGAGAAAAGTATGTTAAGTTTATTAGGTAGTTTATTAGGATTTGGGGGTTCAATAATCCCAGGCATACTAGATAGTTTCAAGAAAAAACAAGACCAGAAATACGAACTTCGTAAGTTAGAAGTTCAAGCAGAAATTAACAGAGAGAATTTAGAACATCAAGCAAGACTTCAAAAAGAACTTGGAAAACAAAAGATAGAATTATTCCAAGCACAAGCAAAAGACAAAGAACACGAAAGATTGATACAACACGATATTGTATTACAATCAGGTACGGGATTTATAGGTGGATTAGCAAGGTCAGTAAGACCAATCATTACATATGCATTCTTTCTTTTATTCGCAGTCATAGAGGGTACATTACTCTATGGTGCAATACAAGC